CTTTTGTATATCTTGATCCTCCTTATGATATTAAGGATAACCTCTATGGGCGTAAAGGATCAATGCACAAAGGATTTGATCACGATAAGTTTGCTGCTGATTGCTCTGCTTGTAGTTTTGATCAGTTGATTAGTTATAATTCAGATCAGTTAGTTAAAGATCGCTTTACAAATTGGAGTGCTGCTGAGTTTGACCTTACTTATACAATGAGGTCTGTTGGTGAATATATGCGAGAGCAAAAATCAAGAAAAGAACTGCTGCTATTTAATTATGGAATTGAAGGACTGGCTGAACTCAATAAACTTTAATAAGGAAAACCTTATTAAAGAAAACCCCGATATCGTTAAACAATATCCTCCATATATCGTTAATCGTTGTCTGTCTGGGCACCTTGACTGTATTCTTTTTGCTAATGAAATGAATATGCACCATTATCTTGATAAAGATATGCAATATTCGTTTTATCTAAATAGTTTGAGGAAAAAGAAGAGATTCTCTCCTTGGCTCCGAAAGGATAAAGTCCAGGACTTAGAATGTGTCAAACAATACTATGGATATAGTAATGAGAAGGCATCACAGGCTCTGAAAATTCTTACTAAAGAACAGATTAATTTTATTAAACAACGACTTGACATTGGAGGAACAAAATGAGTACTACGGTTGAACCTACAGTACAGTGGTCTCAAGATCAGATGGTAGAGGTGCTCCTCAATGAACCTGATGACTTTCTGAAAGTCCGTGAGACTTTGACCCGCATCGGAGTAGCATCTAGGAAGGAGAAAAAACTTTATCAATCCTGCCACATTCTGCATAAGCAGGGTAGATATTTTATCGTTCACTTTAAGGAACTGTTTGCCCTTGATGGCAAACACGCAAACCTGACTGTGAATGATGTTCAACGCCGTAATCGCATTGCCCGTCTTCTCGCTGACTGGGGATTGATTACTGTTGTCAAAGAAGATTCTGTTTCTGATATTGCTCCTCTAAATCAAATCAAAGTCCTTGCTTATAAGGATAAAAATGATTGGATTCTTGAGCAGAAGTACAACATTGGTAAGAAGGGTAAACCCCAAGAACAAGAAGCATAAATAGAAAGTCGCTCTTTCGTGCGCGACACGCTACATACGGAATATACGCTACAAATGGAGGGGTAACCACACCCCTCTTTTTTTGTCTTCTTATATAATTAGTAGTGGATGCCGTAAGGATCCACACAACACAAACTCGCTTTTAAAGGAGCTACCATAATGACTAACCTCATGAAGTACAATGCTGCCAACATGAATCAGCTGTTGGATCGGATAAATAGGAATAGTATTGGTATGGACGAATACTTTGACCGTCTGTTTAATCTTCACGAAACAACGACAAATTATCCTCCGTACAATTTAGTTCAGGTCAGCAATGTAGAATCCCGACTTGAACTTGCATTAGCAGGATTTAAGAAGAAGGAGGTCTATGTCTACACCCAAGATGGCAAATTGTTTGTTGAGGGTCAAAAAGAAGATAAAGAAACGGAAACAGAATACTTGCATAAAGGTCTGGCTCAACGGTCATTTACACGAGCCTGGACTCTCAGTGACGACACGGAAGTTAGATCAGTTACTTTTGAGGATGGGTTACTAAGTATTGTTCTTGGAAAGATTGTTCCTGATCATCACAAGCGTAAAGATTATCTCTAAATATAACTGAATATCGTCGGCGCAGACGGGGAGGTAACTGGCACAATCCAGTTGACGCCTCCCTTTTTTATTGGTAGAATATGTTGAAGTTAAACTGTATTATGGCAATCAAACTTTTATTGTTGAAGTCTGGCGAAGACATGATCGCAAATGTCAAAGAGATGGCATATGGGGAGGGTGAAGAACGAAGGGTTGTTGGGTATTATCTCAACCGTCCATGTGTAATTAAGATGAGGGACCCCAATGTTCTTCCTGACCTGCAAGATGGAAGTACTAAGAAAGCTGGTTACGAAGTTTCTCTCTTTCCATGGATCCCTTTGTCTGCAGAAGAAACTATCCCCGTTCCATCTGACTGGTTGGTGACCATGGTTGAACCAACTATCAAACTTAAAGAAATGTATGTAGAGGACATCCTAAAATATGGAAAATACACCGAAACTGATCAAAGCGATTCTGATGACGAACAATCAGATTCTGATCAGTCAGATTGATGAAGTTGGCGCAGATATTGGTGAACCAGACTGTAAATTGACCAATCCATATTTACTTAATCAGTCTTCATTGACTATGGAACCCTGGTTGATTAATATTTCTCGCCAAGATGTTTTTATGATTAGTTCTGATAAGATTATTACAATCACAGAACCTATGCCCACCCTAGTTGAAAAATACGAAGAGCTCACTAAGTAATGCGTTTCTACACCAATGTTCAATTGATTGGAAATCAATTCCTCGTTCGGGGAGTTGAGAATGGTAAAAGATATGAACACAGGGATGAATTTTTTCCAACCCTTTTTGTAAAAACAAAAAAAGATTCCAAGTATAGAACATTAAGCGGAGAACTTGTAGAAGAGGTACATCCTGGCACAGTCAGAGATTGCCGAGAATTCTACAAAAAATATGATGATGTTGACGGGTTTGAAATATACGGAAACGAGCGATATATCTACCAGTATATTTCTGACAAGTACCCAGAAGACGAAATTAAATTTGACATCGGTCAAATCAAACTTGTAACTTTGGACATTGAGGTTGCATCTGAACAGGGATTCCCTGATGTAGAATCTGCATCAGAAGAAATCCTTGCTATTACTATTCAGGATTATACTACTAAAAAGATTACAACTTGGGGTGTAAAACCGTTTAATAATAAACAATCAAATGTGACATATCACTGTTGTCCAAGTGAGTATGAACTTCTCAACCATTTCATTAACTATTGGATGGTTGATGTACCTGATGTTGTGACTGGTTGGAACATTCAGTTGTACGATATTCCATACATCTGCAAACGCCTTAACAGAGTGCTTGGTGAAAAGTTGATGAAGCGTTTCTCCAATTGGGGACTGGTGACTGAAGGAGAAATCTTTGTTCAGGGTAGAAAACAAACTGTCTTTGATATTGGTGGACTGACTCAATTAGACTATCTTGATCTTTATAAGAAGTTCACTTACAAAGCACAGGAATCATATCGTCTGGACTATATTGCTGAAGTAGAACTGGGTCAGAAGAAACTTGATCACTCTGAGTTTGATACTTTCAAAGATTTCTACACTCAAGGTTGGCAAAAGTTTATTGAATACAACATCGTTGACGTGGAACTTGTTGACCGTTTGGAAGACAAGATGAAACTAATTGAACTTGCCCTTACGATGGCATATGACGCTAAAGTCAATTATGGTGATGTGTTCTATCAGGTAAGGATGTGGGACAATATTATCTACAATTACCTGAAGAAACGGAATATTGTTATTCCTCCTAAAGTTCGTTCTGATAAGAATGAAAAGTATGCTGGCGCATATGTGAAAGAACCTGTTCCTGGTAAGTATGATTGGGTTGTAAGTTTTGACTTGAACTCTCTGTACCCGCACCTTATCATGCAATATAACATCTCCCCAGAAACTCTTCTTGATGAGAGGCATCCAACATCTTCGGTAGATAGAATATTGAACGAAGAGATAAACTTTGAGATGTATAAAGACTACGCTGTTTGTGCCAATGGTGCAATGTTCCGTAAAGACATTCGTGGATTTCTTCCCGAGTTGATGGAGAAAATGTACGGGGATAGGGTTATCTTCAAGAAGCGAATGCTTCAGGCAAAACAGGAATATGAAAAGACCCCAACTAAAGCATTGGAGAAAGAGATTGCCCGTTGCAACAATATCCAGATGGCTAAGAAGATTTCACTCAACTCTGCTTATGGTGCAATCGGTAATCAGTATTTCCGTTACTACAAACTGGCCAATGCGGAAGCGATTACGCTTTCTGGTCAAGTCTCTATCCGTTGGATTGAGGGTAAGATGAACGAATATCTAAATAAACTATTGTCAACTAAAGATGATGATTATGTCATCGCATCTGACACAGATTCGATCTATCTTAATCTTGGACCTCTTGTTACTAAATTTTTTGGTAATAAGCTTGACGATAAAGCAGAGATTGTTCGGTTACTTGATAAGATCTGTCAGGACAAGTTGGAACCATTCATCGATAAATCTTATCAGGAACTTGCGGATTACGTTTCGGCGTATGACCAGAAAATGCAAATGAAGCGAGAGAACATCGCTGACCGTGGTATCTGGACTGCAAAGAAACGCTACATTCTTAACGTATGGAATAGTGAAGGTGTTCAATATACTGAACCAAAACTCAAGATGATGGGTATTGAGGCAGTTAAGTCATCAACTCCAGCACCTTGCCGCAAGATGATTAAGGATGCTCTTAAATTGATGATGAGCGGAACTGAAGATGAAGTAATTGATTTCATTGAAACTTCCCGCGCAGAGTTTAAGAAGTTGCCACCAGAACAAATTTCTTTCCCTCGTTCTGCTTCTGATGTTGTAAAGTATAAATCTTCATCTGACATTTATATAAAGGGAACTCCAATTCATATTAGAGGTGCTCTTCTTTATAATCATTATCTAAAAGAAAAGAATCTAACTAACAAGTATTCTTTGATCAAAAATGGTGAAAAGATTAAATTTTGTTATCTTAAAAAACCAAATATCATTCACGAAAACATCATTTCGTTCATTCAAGAATTTCCAAAAGAACTTAATCTTGACAAGTATATTGACTATGACCTACAATTTGAAAAGAGTTTTGTAGAACCTCTGAAGGCAATCCTTGATGCGATTGGTTGGAACGTGGAAAAAACTGTAAATCTGGAATTATTTTTCTCATAATGGATCTGCCTATTAATGATAAAGAGCTTGAAACTATTATTAAATCAATGACTCTTGGGGGCGATGTTGCCCTATATCAAAAACTTAAACTAGTGAAGGAACTGCGAGAGCAAGGACTTCCTTATAAAAAAATACTTCGTGAAAAATACGGGATGGTAGCTTGATGG